ATAGTGATTATATCGTGACCCACGAGAAACGCAACAAGTTGATTACCAACCTTGCGTTAGACCAGAAAGGTAACACTCTGGTACTATTCCAGTTCGTAGAGAAACATGGTAAGATTCTCTTTGATATGATGAGAGATAAAGCAGAGGAAGGTCGGAAGATATTCTATGTGTCTGGAGAAGTGGATGCAACTGACCGTGAACAGATACGTGGTATCGTGGAGAAACAAAAGAATGCGATTATTGTTGCTAGTTTGGGGACTTTCAGTACTGGTATTAATATTAGGAATTTACATAATATAGTATTCGCATCCCCTAGTAAGAGTCAGGTTAAGGTACTACAGTCGATAGGGCGTGGATTGAGACAGTCTGACGATGGGTCTGTGGCGAAGTTATACGATATTGCGGACGATATGCATATTAAGTCACATAAGAACTTTACACTACGTCACAGTGCAGAAAGAATCAAGATATATACTAAAGAACAATTTCCCTATAAAATACATCAGATAAATATGAAATGAAGATATTAGTTTTTGGATTACCAGGCTCAGGAAAGTCAACCTTCGCAAGAGAGTTGGCATATCACTTTTTAGTTCCACACTACAATGCAGATACTTTTCGTGAGTATTATGATGACTGGGATTTCAGTGAAGGTGGAAGACTGCGACAGTTTCACCGAATGAACTCTAAAGACTGGGGTATCATAGATTTCGTATGTCCCTTCAACGACTATAGAGATAAGTTAGGTGCTGACTATATAATATGGATGGACACCATTAAAGAGGGAAGGTTCGAGGATACCAACAAGGTGTTCGACACCCCCACGAAGTATGATGTAAGAATCAAGAACTGGATTGATATAGACCAACTAAGAAATTCTTTCAAGGATTATGACTCTGGGGTAAAGGGTTTAGAAGAGTACCTAAAAGAACTGGTAAGACTCAATCCATAATCTAGTCTAAATACTAATACAAACTAACTGTTAAATTGGACTTACTATGAATCAATCTGGAGAAATAAAACAATTTAAGCTCGCCAATGGTGAAGAGATACTTTGTGAAGTTCTGCAATGGGAAGATGCAGATGATATCGAGATTCTCGCACGTAAGGCGATGAGACTTGTGATGATGGAAAATCAAGAGGGTGTTAAGTACTATGCATTTCGCCCTTGGATGGTATATCAAGAGAATAATGACGATCTAATTATTATCAACACCACTCATATCGTTGGTATGGGATTTCCTACTAGAAGTTTGTTGATACAATATGATGAAGCGTGTGCTGATATGGATGAGATGCATACTCAGAGAGAATTTGAATATGATCAGAAATATGGATTGTCCACAGAACAAAGATTAAATAAGGATGCCTCAGGAGATAAGATAGATGATTACCTCCAAAGAATGGGGTTACATGATAGTGCGAGTAATAATGTGATTAATCTTTTTGATAAATCTAAGTTACATTAATATAGTATTTACCCCTCTGGGAACGTAAAGCTTATTATACAGTGAGCAACAACTTTTGTCAAGTGAGAAATATGAAAATTTATAATACAGGATTCACCTGTTCCACCTTCGACCTGTTTCATGCGGGTCATGTCGCAATGTTAAGAGAAGCAAAGGAAGTCTGTGATTACCTTATTGTGGGACTACAGACTGACCCTTCTATAGACAGACCAGAGAAGAACAAACCTCTTCAGTCTATTGCAGAAAGACACATTCAAGTTCAGGCCTGTAAGTATGTGGATGAGGTTATTCCGTATGAGTCAGAAGAAGACTTGTTGAAACTCATGCACCTAATCAACTTTGATGTCCGTATAATTGGTGAAGAGTATGAGAAAAAAGATTTCACTGGTAAGGATTATGCTCTTGCCAATTTCATTGAATTGTATTATAATAAGAGACATCACAACCTTTCAAGTAGTAATTTGAGATATAAAATGGAAAATAATAATGACGGAAACTAAAGCAAAAATTAAACCGAAAGACAAACCCCACTATGTGAACAATGCACAATTCTCACAAGCGGTGGTGGATTATGTTACCGACCTTAATGGTGCGAGAGAAGCAAAGGTTCCCCAACTACCAGTAGTACCCGACTACATTGCAACTTGTTTCCTAAAGATTTGTGAGGGGTTATCCCACAAGTCTAACTTTGTTCGTTACACCTATCGTGAAGAGATGGTGATGGATGCGGTAGAGAACTGTCTCAAGGCAATTGAGAACTACAACCTAGAGGCGGCAACTCGTACTGGTAAACCAAATGCATTTGCCTACTTCACACAGATTTCTTGGTTTGCATTCCTTCGTAGGATTGAGAAGGAGAAGAAGCAACAAGACATCAAGATGCGTTACATGGAACAGTCTGGTGTTGAGGCATTCTTAGATAATCAATTGGGTGACCATAACTCAGCTGAGGCAGCACAGGCGGTTGTTGACCAACTTCGTTTGCGTATCGATGAAGTGAAAGGAAAGGACAACGAATGGAAAGCGATTGTTAAGAAAGAACGTAAGAGGCGCACAGTTAAAGTAGATTCCGACTTGACCAACTTTATAACGGAATAGTTACATGGTTAAGTTCTATGTGTTAGTCTCCAAGGACGTGAGACTAACCAAAAAACGATTACTCAGTCATTTCGATAACTGGGATAATTTTCATGTCATCATCAACACTCAAGACAAGGACGAGGAAGAGTCTTTGGTTGCGTTGATTGAGGGGTATGGTATCGACTACACCGTGACAGAGTCGGACGGAACACCGGCAACAGGAAAGAACTCCCTGTTGAAAGTGTTTCTAGAGTCTGACAATGAGTATGCGGTTTGTATTGATGGTGACGATATTCTTACCCAACATGGGTATGAGTTCTATAGCGGATTGCCCTTCTATGATGATCACCCACCCCCAGACCTTCTTTGTTTATACAGACAACAACACATCTATTGGACTGATGGTGATCGACTAGGGTCGGCACAATACCTACAGGACAAGTCTTATAAGTCTTCGATTGCGTTCATGGACGAAGACGAGATGTATGAGATGTTGATCTACAGGTATAAAAAGTATGTCGGTAACATAGAACTCACCGAAGAAGAAATTAGAAACTATAGGGATATGGCGTTCAAACGATACCGACACAATCAGATCATGAATACATATAGCGAAAGATATGAGTACATGACACGAATGGTTTGGTTCTCTCGCAAAGCAGCAGAGTTGACTAATTATAATAATAATATTGTCATAGGAGAGGATACTATACAGTTCTTCAAACATAAGAAGATTGCACAAGAAGGTGGTCTGAGGATGTTTATCAAGAAAGATGGGAGAGGTGTGGAACCAACTTATATAACATATATGGGTAACCATAGTATTACTCGTGAGAAGGATAAAAACTTTTGGACGTATAAACCATACGAAACTTACGACATTTCCGATAACCAAAATCTGAATGATACTTTACCTCACAGTATAGAGTTCCGACAGAAGACCGCAAATGCTGGTGTTGACATATATGGATGGGAGTGGTTACCCAGTTTTGCGGAAGCGGTAGAAGAAGTTCGAGAGGAAGGAAATTTACCTAGTCCAGATTTTTCTTTACCCCAATGGAAAATTGGGTTGGTGAGAAGAAAAGAAGTTATAAATACTTGACATTAACTGTTGGAGGTGGTATGATGGACAAAGTAAATCAAAGAAAGACCGAACTAAAGAAACTTCGTAGGAAAGCGATCAAGTTGCAGAATGCAAGTGCTGGTCGTTTACCTATGACAGAAGCAATGAAGATGGTGAGAAATTATGATGGAGAACAATCCAAGTCTTGATAAACCTTACATACAATTGATATGTCATCCGTATGAACACAGTTCTTCTGTGAACACACGTATTACTATAGATATCATGCAGAAGGATTTATCACGTGATGAAATGGTTGAGGTGTTACAGGATTTTATGAAATCAATGGGATATAATTTCAGTGCGAAAGAATCCCTTTGTATTGAGGCATATGATTAAATGAAAATTGCAATACTAAATGACACCCATGCGGGTTGTCGAAACTCATCTGACATTTTTATGGATTATCAAGAACGTTTCTACCGAGACGTTTTCTTTCCGTACCTGTTAGAAAATGGTATTACACAGATACTACACTTGGGTGATTATTACGATAATCGTAAGACAATCAACTTCAAGGCACTACAACACAACCGTAAGATATTCCTAGAACCTATGCGTAAGCATGGTATCACTATGGATATAATTCCTGGCAACCATGACGTGTACTATAAGAACACCAATGAGTTGAATGCACTGAAGGAACTCCAAGGTCACTACATGAATGAAGTGAACCTTATTATGGAACCAACAGTGATGGAGTATGATGGTACAGAGGTTGCATTGGTTCCTTGGATTAATCCAGAGAACGAGAAGACCACACTGGAGTTTCTGAAGAACACTAGTGCAGAGATTGTTGGTGCTCACTTAGAACTGCAAGGGTTCGAGATGGCACGTGGTCAAGTGTGTATGGATGGTATGAGTAAGAAACACTTTGATCGATTTGATATGGTGTTGACTGGTCACTTCCATGCGAAGTCTAGTATGGATAACATTCATTAC